CCTTGGTTTTGCCGGATTCAACTGAAGAATCCGGCCTACGAGCTTTAATGTCGGATTGAATGAAATGAACATGTATTCATTTCATTCAATCGCGACCTACGGCTTCGTCGTGACCCTACCCCTCGATTACTGATTTGACATAGGTTTTAATGAGAATTGCTGGTATTCCCCCTTTCCTTTCCTCTAAAAATTTGCTAAACTAATTCAGAAATAGAACGAATGTTCTATTGTAGAGGAGAAGCGAAAGATGCCACACGAATACCCCACAAGAATTGCAGCGTCGCTGATCCCCGACCCTGCCCGCCGCAATCAGGCGGGCAGGAGATCACAAAAGCAAAATGGAGGAGTTCTGAACCAGGAACAAATGAAGTTTTCAATGGAGCTGCACGAACTGGAAGCGCGCTACAAGGGCAAAGAGGCCTTAAATAAGTACCCTGACTTATCGCGCTTACAGCTTTCTGAACAGGTCAAGCTGGAGCTGAGCGAAGAGATCGCGACCCTGCGCGAGGTTGGCAGGCTCTTTTCAAGAGCTGCCAAAGCGGGTGGGGAGGAGAATTACCCCGCCAATCTTGCCAAAACGGTCGATGTGTTGGGCATGTGTTTTTTGCGTCTGGCGACTTTGATGCGCGCTCATGCCGAGCTGACAGGCAGCGAGAGCAATCAGCTTGTCACTGAAATGATCGAGACGGTTCAGGAATTCGCGAAGGAGGCGATGGAGGCTTATGGAATTAGCCCTAAGTAATACACAAGTCATAAACCCATTCAGGCGCGTGCGCCTTTCTGAAAACGCAACGTCCGCGCTGGATGATCTGCCAGCTGTGCGGAGGTTGAACACCAGGGCTGAGTTTCTGCGCGGCTTGCGCGAGATCAGGAACTTCAGCCGTGTCTTTGGGCGGGTGCGCCTGCGCAATTATCAGGTCGAAGCCGCTGACGCAATCCTTGATTCGGTGTTGGGAAAGAAGGGCTTGAGCTTTGTGGTCATGTTTCCGCGCCAATCGGGGAAGAACATGCTGCAGGCGCAGCTTGAGGTCTATCTGATGACCGTTCTGGGCGGCATGGGGGCGGAGATGGTCAAGCTTTCGCCGACCTTTCAGCCGCAGAGCCTGAACGCCATGCGCAGGCTGGAGAGCGCCCTGGAGGATAACTACCTGACCCACGGGCAGTGGCAGAAAAGCGCTGGCAATCATTATCGTTTCAAGAACGCGCATCTGACCTTTTTGTCAGCAGCGCCTGGCTCGAACATCGTTGGCGCGACCGCCTCAACCCTGTTGATGTTAGACGAGGCGCAGGACATCGGCATTGCCAAATATGACAAGCAAATCGCTCCGATGGCGGCATCGACCAACGCGACGCGCGTCTTTTGGGGCACTGCCTGGACGGGGCAAACGCTTCTGGCGCGCGAGCTGAGAGCGGCTCAGGAAGCAGAAGCCCGTGATGGCGTTCGGCGCGTCTTCCGCCTGGGCGCTGAACAGGTGCGCGCGGAAGTGCCCGCCTATGGGCTCTTTGTCGATGAGCAGGTGGCTCGTCTGGGGCGTTCGCACCCGATGGTGCGTTCCCAGTTCTTCAGTGAGGAGATCGACTTCGCGGGCGGTCTGTTCACCCCCGCGCGTCTGGGATTGATGCAAGGCAACCATGCCGCCTGTGAGGCTCCTCAAGCGGGTAAACGATATGCCATGCTGGTCGATCTGGCGGGCGAAGACGAACAGGCACGCAAAGAGGGCTTTGTTTCGGCTGAGACGGATCAACTGGAAAACCCTGGCAGGGACAGCACCGCGATCACGATCGTGGAGATCGACCTGAGTTTGTTGGATGACGACCTGATCGGAAAACCGCGCTATCTGGTGGCGCGGCGCTACCTTTGGCAGGGCGAAAAGCACAGCACGCTCTACCAACGCCTGCTGAGCCTGGCGAAGCATTGGAATTGCGAGAAGATCGTTGTCGATGCCAGCGGCGTTGGCGCGGGCGTTTGTTCCTTTTTGCGCGATCGTTTGGGCGAGCGCGTGATCCCGCTGGTTTTCAATCAAAAAAATAAGTCAGATCTGGGCTGGGGCTTTCTGGCGGTGGTCGATACGGGCCGCTTTCAGGATTTCAAACCCAGACAGGCATTCACAACCGAGGACGGCAGGCTCAACCTTTTATCACTGCAGATGGCAGATGAACAAGAGCGTTTGCAGAGCCTCTTTCAACGTCAATTACAAGCTTTGTCTTTTGAAGTGGGGATCGGTCCCCAAAAAACGCTCAAATGGTGGGTGCCTGACGGGACATCAGACCCGCTGGGCGGCTTGCTGCATGACGACCTGGTCATCTCAGCCGCGATGACGGCAATTTTGGACGAGATGGAGTGGACGCCCACCTTCGCCCCCGCGATCATTCAGGCAAGCGACCCGATCAGAGAAATGGATGGAGGTTTTTAGTGACTTACTTTACCCGCAACCAGGGTTACCCTTTTGGGATCGATATTTCGCAGCATAACGCCAGTTATGACGGCAAGCGCATGCCGGATTTTGACCTGATCAAAGCCCACGAGCCAAAGGTGCGCTTTATCGCCATGCGCACGGGGCTTTCCTGGGGCTACCGCGACACGATGTTCGAGCGCTATTTCAGCGAAGCCTGGCGGATCGGCGTGTGCATTTTGCCTTATCACGTTTTGTATCCCGGCGAGGATGCGGTCAGGCAGATGGATTTCTTCCTGACGATCCTAAAAGAGGTTGACCTGGATCAGGTCAGACTGGCGCTGGACCTGGAACTGGATCACGGCAGGAGCAAGGCGCAGATCACCAGAAGGCTGAATGAGTGTCTGCGCTATCTCAAGAGCAGAACGGGGCGCTATCCGATCGTTTACAGCCGCGCGCTGTGGATCAACGAGTTTTTGGAAGTGGAGGACCTGCCAAAGCTGGATTGGTGGTTGGCGCAGTACATCCGCAGCTACGAGAGCCCGGAATATACGCCGGAATATCCATGCCCGCCGATGCTGCCGAGAGGCGTGCGGCAGTGGCTGATCCATCAAACTTCACAGCGCGCGCCCGCGATCGGCGGGCTGGGGCACTATATGGATTACAACCGCTGGAACGGCAGCCTTGAACAGCTTTGGGCATATTTTGGCAGGAACAAGCCCCGTTTGGCGGCTTGTCCGCTGGATTCTTTCCCCTGTGAACGGGCTGGCTTGGTCAGGCAGGAAGAATCGGTCATGCAGGAGGTGGCGGTATGAAAACGAGCCTGAGAGAAAGGGTCAAAATGGTCTTTCAGAGGAGTTCCGCGCCAAAGCCAGACAGCCAGCGTGTTGGGTTCAGCCTGATCGAGGATGAAAACAACTTCCTGGTCGGGGCGCAAAGCGCTTTTGGCTCGCCCCGCGACCGCGTGACTTACAGCCGTCAGCAAAGCATGCAGGACAGCCTGGACGCCTGGCGCTACAACCCTTTGGCGAGGCGGATCGTTGAACTGACAACCCAATACGCCGCCGGGGGCGGTTTGCTGGTCAAGTGCGCTAACAAACCCACGCAGGACTTTCTGGATGAATTCTGGGCTCATCGGCTCAACCGCATGGATCAGAGGATCAATCAGTTCAGCGATGAATTGTGTTTGACTGGCAATTTGTTTCTTCTGTTGAGCACGGACGCGAGCGGGATGAGTTATTTGCGGGTGATTCCAGCGTCGGATGTGCTGGCGATCGAATCGAGCCAAAATGACATTGAGCAGGAGCTGGCTTATCGTCTGAAAGCCGATCAGGATGGGGATGAGCAGGTGATCCCCGCTTATGACGCCCTGAAAGAAAGCTGTCAGGAGGGAGCGGCGTTTCCGCCCGCTGTGCTGCATTACGCTATCAACCGACCGAGCGGCTCGCAGTGGGGCGAAGGCGACCTGACGCCCGTCCTGAAGTGGCTGACGCGCTACAGCGCCTGGCTGGAGGACAGGGTGCGGTTGAACCGATTCCGCAACGCCTTTGTCTATGTCGTCAAGGCTCGTTTCGCCAGTGAGAATGACCGCTATGCCCGCCAGGTTCAGCTGAGCGCCAATCCGCCCGCGCCTGGTTCGATCCTGGTGACGGATGAGAGCGAAGAATGGTCGGTCCTGGCTCCCAGACTGGAGGCGCTGGATGCTTCCAGCGATGGTCTGGCGATCAAAAAGATGATCGCGGCTGGGGTTGGGCTGCCGATGCACTTTCTGGCGGAACCAGAATCGTCAACCAAAACGACTGCTGAAGCTTCTGGCAGTCCGACCTATCGAAGGTTTTCAGAAAGACAGCGCTATTTGTGCCAGATCGTCGAGGATGTCTTGCGCGTAGTCGTCGAAAGACGGGCGTTGGTGGATCTGAGCGTAGATTCCAATGCATCTATCCGTGTGGAAGGCGGCGACGTCAGCGCCAGGGATAACCGCGAGCTGGCTGAGGCGGGGCAGCAAATTCAGGAACTTGCCAGTGGGCTTTTGGAGCGTGGCGCGATCGATCAGGCGGAATATATACGTTTGGTCTACCGCTTTATGGGCGAACGTTTGCCTGAACCAGCGAACGCGCCGATGGAATAAATTGTTTGCGCCTGCCACGCGTGGGGCTGGCGGGCGTGAGCATTGGACACGAATCATTTGGAAGGAGATCTATGACTGAAAGTCGGCAAAGGCTGGCTCTGGAGGTCAACCCGCTTGGAAGTGGTCGCTTTGAGATTCTGGCGATCACCGCGGGACCAGCCAATGGTTGGGTATTCCCAGCCGAAGTATTAAGAGAATCGCTGCATCTATGGGATGGGGTCAACTGTTTTGTGGACCACAGCCTGAAAGAACGCTCGGTGCGCGATATCGCTGGAATATTAAGAAAACCAGTCTGGGACAGCCAGGCGAACGGTATTCGGGCAGAGCTGAGCGCCTTCGGACCCTCGGCGGAGGTGCTGAAGGACATCGGCAGGCAAGTGCTCGAAAAGTCTGACGAGCCAGCCGTTCGGGTTGGCTTCTCAGCAGACGTGCTTTTTCAGGGCAAGGCTGGCAAGGTTGAGAAGATCCTGCGCATCTACTCGGTCGATCTGGTCTACAACCCGGCACGCGGAGGGATCTTCCTGCGCGCGCTTAATCAACTCGGCATCAATCCCATCATGGAAGGAGAATCCTCGATGAAAAGAACTCAGGAAGAAGTGATTGAAAATCAAATTAGCCTTCAGGAAAG